TGAGAACCGCCGCGTCGACGTTCTTCTCCTCCAGCCCCGAGAGCGATCCAAAGGCGCGGACCGCGAACCGATGCCCGCCTGGCGCCCCCAGGGGCGGCGTCGTCCACTCCAGGCCGTCCACGGTCGCGACGGGCGCGGAATAGTCGATCGGCCCGCCGTCGCCCGAATTGGCGTAAATGTGATAATTCGTCGGCCCGTTGGGATCGAGCGCCGATCCCTCCAGGTTCAGCATCCACGGCAGGAGGAAAATCACGGATCAATCCCCGTCCCGCCCTCGGGGCCGCTCGGCGCGCCGACGTCGGGCACCTCGACGTAGGTAAGCTCCCCCTCGACGCCCACGGCCGCCGAGAGATTCAGATTCAACGCCTCGCCCTTGCTCGTCTGGAACAGGCCCACGGGACAATACGCGCCGCCCGCGCTCGCGTATTTGGTCAGGGGGCGGGCCCCCGTGATGTCCGTCGAGCCCGAACGCCATTTGGCGTCCACGTCGCCCCTGGCCGTGAAGCCCCAGCGGATCACGCGAATCCGATGGTCGGCCACCGCCGCGACGATCGTGTTGTCGCCCGAGGCCGAAGCGGCGATCTTGGCGAATTTTCGAGTCAGGGGCGTGACGCCGCTGTAGACCGTCGAGCCGTCGATTCCCGCCGCCGCCTTGCCGACGAGATTCGTTCCGGCCGCCAGGTGCGCCGTCGCGTTCAGATTCGCGGCCGTCGATTGGATCGCGGTCGTGGTCCACGCGCCGCCCTGATGAACCGTCGCCTTGAGTGCGTCGGGATCGGCCTGGGAGACCTCGACGCCGCCCAGAACCTCGACGGGCAGCCCGTGGCTCGCGTCGACGACCTGGACAACGTTCTCGTCGGTCGCGAGCGCGGTCGCGTAGGCCAGCGCGCCCACGGCCACGATCGAGCCGTCCGCGCGGCGCAGAACCGCGATCTCCTCGCCGCCGACGCCCTGGTTCAGCGTCATCTTGTCGGCCATCGCCGCTTAGCCCTCCGTCTGAAAGATGTAGATGGGCGCCGGCGCGGGCGGATCGGCCCGCTCCAGGCATCCGGCGGCGCAGGGATCGGGTCGTGGTCGGCCGAGCATGTCCACGCTTAGGCCCGCCGGCCTCGGGCCGAACGCCAGGACGGGGGAGTCGGCCAGTGGTTCGTACATAGGCCTCAAGGCCAGGCCCGCGAAGCCGTCCTCGCCGCGCGACAACGCGGCGTAGAGATCCGTCCGCGAATTGGCCCCCGCGTCGACGTTGACGCGGGGGGTTCCGTCGAAAAACACGTTGTAATCCTCGTCAACCGATCCGTTCACGCTCGCCGACACGCCCGTTTGACACCCCACGAAGACGCACATGCGAACGGTGATGATTTTGGGCGACGCGAACCAGTTGTAGGACCGCACGGCCGACCCGCGCGCGTTGATGAAGGTGCATCCCTCGACCTCGACGCCCGTGGGGCCGCCCACGTCGGTTGAACCCGTCCGCTCGACCAGAAACGCGCCGAAGGCCCCCGACGCCGCGCCGCCCAAAAATAGACAGTTGCGGACCGTCACGTTGACGGCGTAATCCGCCGCCGCCGCCTGCCGAATGATCCGCGTTCCGGCGCCCGACGAGGCGACGATCACGCATCGCTCGATCGCGATGTCGGTTGAGTTCGCGTTGATCGTGACGCCATATCTTGCTGGATACGAGTTGATCACGCAGTCGCGAATGTTGATCCGCGCCGCGTCGCTGAGATACACGCCCGAGCCCGCCCCCGACGAGCCGCCGGTGAACGAGATCCGCTCGATGGTCACGTCGGTTTTGCCGTTGAGCGCCAGCGCCGACGCGGCGATCGGCGCGTCGTCGGCCGACCAGGCGCGAATCTCGGGCAGTCCCTTTCCACCGACGCCGCCGGCCGCCTCGAACAGCGATCCGTTGTGGTCGCCGAGAATCGTCAACGGCGCGGACGGCGAGGGGGAAACCGCCATCGAGATCCCCTCTCGAAACAGGTCGCCGCCTCGGAGGATCACCCGATTGGGCTCGCTCGCCGACGCGCCGCCTCCGGAGCCGATCGCCCTGTTGACGGTCGCCCAGGGGTTCGGGCCGCTGCCGTCGCCGGTCGCGTCGTCGCCGCCGTTTGAGATGAAGTAATCACCCATTGAGCACCCTTTGAATCATCAGCCCCGAACCAGCCGCGTCCCGAACTTGGTCGACGGCGGGGCGGCGTCGCCGCTCGGTCCCCACCGAACCCGAAGCCGAGCCAGGCACTCGTCGAGCGAGCGGCGAACCTCGCGGACCTTGAGCGGGAAATCCCCCTCCGAGGCCCGCGCGTCCACGGAGTATTGCCGCAGGAGGACGGCGAGCATCGTCGCCTCCTCCAGTTCGCGCCGATCGTAAATCCATTCCGGCGCGCGCGAGGCTCGGGCGGGGTCGATCCCGAAGCGCCTGTTGATGTCGTCGCTGGCCTGCTCGATCTGCGGCGCCAGGGTCGCGATCGAGAACCGGACCCCCTCCAGGCCCTCGGGCGGCGCGGGCGGCTGGCCGACGCCCGCCTCCAGGCCGATCCGCCGCAGCCCCAGCGCGCTCCCCTCGACCGAGGCGACGGCCAGGTGATCGCCCGAGCCCTTGATGTGCCTCGCGCCCGCCGCGCCGCCTTGATCCAGGACGACGATCATCCCAGGCTTGACGCCCTGGGCCTCGAAGTCGACCGAGGCCGACCGCAGCGTCCAGGGCTCCCCCTCGGCGAACGCGCCGTCCGCGCCCGAGGCGAGCATGTTGGACGAGGGGGTCAAGACCCGATAGTCGGCGTGGCAGCGGATCGCCAGCGCCTCGTCGTCGCAGTACACGATCTCCAGGGGTCGCCGGCTCATCGTCGCTCGCGCCTCCGCCTTTCTTCCTCTTCCCGCTTCCGCCTCTCGCGCTCCCACTTCTCCAGAAGCGCCCTCGTCACCGCCAGCCCCAGGGCCTCGAGCGCCGCGAACGGATCGACGGGGCTTGGCGCGTCGAGGGACCGTCGCAGAATCGCCCCCAAGCCCATCGCGTTGTCGCGGTCGATCCAGGGCGATCGCCCAGCGGCCCCGCCAGGCGCGCTGGGAGCCCCGCCAGGCGACGGCGGCGGCGGGGCGAGGGTTTCCAGTCTCGCGGTCAATCCGGCGCGCTGGGCGGCCTCCAGGGCGCTTTCGGCCGCGCCCCGCGCGGCGGCCACGGATTCCAGTCGCCGAGCCGTGACGCCGAGATCCCGCAACGTCTCGTCGGAGAGCCCCGCCCGAGCCGCGACCTCGCGAAAGAGGCGCACGCGGGTCTTCGTCACCACGTCGGACCACTCGACCAGCCCCTGGGACAAGAGCCGCCAGTTCCAGACGCCGACGAGCTTTCGCTGCTGATCGGCGGCGAGCGATTCGGCGATCTTGCGGAAATCGACGAACGGCTCGGCCGTCCCGCCAGGCAGGACCAGGGCCTGATGGCACCGACAATTTTTATGTAAAGGGATCGGCCAGATGGGTCCGATGGCGTGGTGGTACTGGAAGGCACACCCCGCAGGTATTGACCAGCGAGGCGAAGAACTGATAGCGGGCGACGCCCGTATCGTTCACCCATCTCTCGCCAGGGTTCCCATTCCAGATGATGTTGGGCATGTGTCCTCTCGCGGCGTGCGCCGCCATGTTCTACCGTTGAGGATGTCGCCGACCGTCGAGTGATGAAGGCCGTACCGTCTCGCGATGCTCGATTTGCTTTCGCCCCGCGCGAACGCGATCCGCGTTTCCGCGACATCGGATTCATGGATCTTCGCGTTCGCGTTTCGGCTTCCCTTGGGGCGGGCGCCGTGAATCTTCTTGTCGTCCTCATTCTCTTGCCGCGTTCCGTAGCGGAGATTCGAGGCGCGGTTGTTCGTCGGCTCTCGGTCGGGGAAGTGGCGAACTTCCATTTCAGGCGGTCGTGGGCCGTGGAACGCCTCGACGATCAGGTGCGAAACCTGCGTCGCCTTGTAGCTGTTGAACCAGTTGCGGAAGAATTGGTGGCGCGCGACGCCGGTGTCGTTGACCCAGCGCGTCCCTGGCTCGCCGTTGAAGATGATCGCCACGGGGGGCCTCACTCGGGCTCGCGGGTCAGTTTCGGATCGAGCAGGTCCAGGCCCGCCAGGGCGTGCGCTCGCCAGCCCGAGTCGCCGATCAGCGCCGCGAGGCTTCTCGCCACCAGTTGGGTCGCGCCGCGAGCCCAGGCGTCGATCGGATCGAGTCGGCCGTCGCCCCGCGTCTCCGCGTCCCTATAGGCCGCGTTGCCCGCCGTCGTCGTCAGGAGGGCCTTCTGCGCGTGGATCGCCGTCTCGATCTCGAATCTCGGGCCGAGCCCCTGGATCGAGGCGTCGCGGACTCGGGCGATCCCCTCCCGCGTCGGCTGAGGATCGGGGGAGCGCCAGGCGCTGGGGTCGACCACCTCGCGCCAGTGGGCGAGCGAGTCGCGATAGAACGCCTCCCGCGCGTCGCGAACCAGCGCGACCGCCGATTCGGTCAGTTCGTCGAGCCGGTCCAGGCCCGCCTTGAGCGAGGCCGAGCGGCGCGCGTTGATCGCGGCCTTGCGCCCGTCCCGCTCGTGCCGCGCGGCGTCGACCACCGCTTTGGAGGCGTGGGCGGCGGCGTCGGCGATCCGACTCTCGACCAGTTTCTCCGCGCGGGCGATCCAGGACCGTAGCCGCGCCGACAGCCTCGCGTCGAGCGTCTTCAAGTCGTCGAGCGGTTCGATCATCGGACTCCCCTGGGGACCAATTCGCCGATGGCGGCGAAAGGGTCGCGCGATGTCTTAGGACGCCTTCGGCTTCTGCTTGGGCTTCGCCTCGGGCTCGGGTTCCGGCTTGGCCTCGGCCCGTTCGGCCTTGGCTTTCTCCAGCGCCTCGCGATGCTCCAGCGTTTCGGCCTCCAGCCTGGCGACCAACTCGCCGGTCTCGGCCTTGTGGCGATCGAACTCCTCGCGGATCGCGTCAAGCTCGCCCTGGGTCGCGCGCAGGTCCAGCGCGCCGAGGATCGAGGCGTCGAGCCCGTGGGCCTCGGCCACGTCGCGGGCGGCCTCGACCAGTCCGTCCAGCGCGGCGGCGGCCGAGGCGAGGATCGCGCCGACGCGGGCGAAGGCGTCGCGCTTCGACGCGGCCTTCCGCGATTCGCTCAAGGCGGGGTTGCGGTCAATCTCGGCCAGTTGGCCGAGCGCGTCCTGAACCCGCTTCGCGTGCCAGGACGACTTGGCGGGGCCGACGAACTCGGGATCAACGCCCCGAGCGTCGGCGGCGCCCTCGATGTAGGGCGTCAAGCCCTGAAACGGCTTCGGCATCAATCGGCTCCCCTTCAAGCTCGCGACCGGCCCGAGCCCCATCGCCCGAGCCGGTCGCCCGTTCGTCTCATCCGGCGATCGAGAAAACCTCAAGGGCGGGCGTTCAGCTCGCCGCGAAGGCCGTGATGCCCGAGACCATCGCGTGATGGGCCTCGTTGTCGATCTCGATGGCGCCCTCCATGATGAAGTCGCCCTCGACCGCGTCGCCTCGGCTGCCGCGCGGCTTGTCGACCAGGGGCCGCTTGATCCGCACCTTGCACTCGGGCTCGCTGATGCAGATCGCCGTGCCAGGCCGCAGGAGCGGCGCGGGGATGACCAAGACGCCCGAGAGGAACGGGGCCTCGAACAGATCGATCGGCGTGCCGAAGACCGTCTCGCCCGCGTTGACCCGCATCGCCGCGTGACCCCAGACGGCGAAGCCGGACAGGAAGTCGGTCGAGACGAGCAGGTGCGTGGGGTTTCCGCCCCCGTCAAAGCACCGCTGGATCGTGTCGCGGATCAGGTCGGTCGACTTGTAGGACGAGGCGTTGGTCGGCGACTTGGTCCGATTGGTGATGAGCAGGTTGTCGAAGCCCTCCATCTGCGGCCTGGAGTCGGCCGCGCTGATGGCCACCTTCTTGCCGTAATAGATGGCCGACTCGAAGTCGTCCATGCAGTGCTGGGCCGCGATCATGCGGTCGCGATCGAGCGGCGTCCCCTCGCCCGAGACGTAATTCTGGGTCGTCTGGAGCGAGCCGCCCACGCTGTAGGCGTGCTGGACGGTCTGGCACCACTGCGTGAACGCCGAGGGCTTGCGGCTCGCCGCGCCGATGTCCACCGCCGCGCCGGTGCGCGTGTTGGTGATCAGGTGGAACGGCAGGGCGTCGTTGTGGGCGACGGCGGACGTGCCCGCGTGGCCCCGCTTGACGGTCAGCGTGTTGGTGGCCGGATCGACCTGCTGGACGAGCAGGTACTCGTCCTCCAACTTGAGAACGTCGTCCACGTCGAAGATCGAGGCGTCGTCCACCACGAACGACGTGGCGACGTTGGTCAAGTTGCCGCCGTTGTCCAGCTTCGCCCCGCGCGGGCGGAAGGCGCTGTTGGTGAAGAGGAACGACTGGCTCCCCACCGGCCGCTTGCGGAGTCGCGAGGTCAACGGGGTCCGGTTGGTGAACCAGTTGATCGCGACGCCGAAAACGTCGGGAGGCGCGACGCCCGCGTTGATCGCCCCGTAAGGCGTCAGGGGCGTGGCGTGATCGTAAAGATTGGGCATGGATTGGACTCCTGGGGTGGATTAATCCGAGACGAGGGATTGAACGGACGGCCGCGAGGGGGCCGTTAGGTCAGCGGGTGCATTCCGCGCGAGCGGTTTTGGTTGTTCTGGGCCCGCCAGGCGGCGCCGAACGCCTCCAGGGAGTCGCCGCCGTTCTGGGCGGGCGGGGTCGCCCCCGAGCCGTTGGAGCCGCTGCCGCCCCGATGGGTTGGGGCGAAGAAATAGGGCTTGGAGGCGATCACCTCGCGCAGCACGTCGGCCGCGTTTCGGCCCGTCTCGGCGTCGCGCACGGACCAGCGCCCCGCCTCGTCGCGCGTGGCCTTGAATCGGCCCTTGACCAACTCGATGAAGTCCCGAGCGGTGGCGGCCCGCTCCTCGTCCGTCGCTCCCGCGAACTCGCGGCCCGCGATGGCCTGGGCGATCACGGCGTCGCGCTCCCGATCGCCGAGGAAGCCGAGCAACTGGTCGTGCTTGTCCTGGAGGGCCTTGTACCGCTCCCCCTCGATCCGTTTCTGCTCGGCCAGCGCGCTTTGGGCGCCGTCGCGCTCGGCGATCGCCCGAAGCCGCTCCTGCTCCTTCTCCTCGACCTCGGCCGCCTTCTCGGCCTCCAGCCGAGCCAGCCGAACCTCGGCGTCGCGATAACGCTGGAACTCGTCGACCGAGATGGCGATGCGGTGGTCGGCCCCCTGGCCCTGGCCCTGGCCCTGGTTTTGGTTTTGGTTTTGACCCTGGCTCTGGTTTTGGCCCTGGCCCTGGCCCGACCCTTGGCCCTGGCCTTGCGTTTCGGGGGTCGTCTGGGTCTCGTTGCCCATCAATCAGGCTCCTCGGGTTGACGCGCGCCGCCGCCGCCGTCGTCGGGTTCGGCTCGGTCGTCGCGTTCGGGTTGGTTGGTCGGATCGCCGAAGGGGTTCGACTCCCCCTCGGCCCACTGATCGCGCTTCTCGGCGCGGCCCAGGATCGCGCCTTGAATCTCGGCGTCGATCTCCGCGTAACGCTCGTCGGCGAGCCCTGGCAGCAGCTGGCGAACCAGGCGTCGGACGCACTCGACCTCGGTGATCGGGATCGCGCCCGAGGCCGCGACCACCGCTTGAAGCTCGCTGATGGCGGCGGCCAGTTCGTCGCTGGCGAAGAGATCGAAGCCCTTGGGGTAAACCACCGCGACGGCCTCGGCCTCTCGGCTCTCCGCGCCATCGGCGAGAACCTGGAGCGCCAGACGGGCCATCGTCGTCTCGGCGGCCTGGAGCCGCGCGGCCAGCTTCGCCAGGTAGTCGTTGCCCTGGGCGGCGTCGAGCCGTTTCGAGAGCCCGCTTTGAGCCACGGTTCGGCCGTCCGAGCCTCGCGCGCCGGCGGGCTTGGTCAGCATCGCGTCACGGTCGGCCCGATCCATCAGATCGGCCTTGTTTTGGCGAATCGACTCGGCCCCGCCCTTCGGGAACTCCAGGACCCCCCAGCCCTCATAAGTGACCGTCGTTCCCTTTTCGTGCTTGACCTTCGGCAGAACCCAGCCAGGCCCGATCGAGATCGAGCTGTCGCCGCTCAGATAGTCCTCGGGACCCTCGATCAGCGGGTGCGCCTGGATCGAGTCCGAGAGGATCAGTTCGCTGTCTCGGTTGTAGAACTCGCGCTGGATCTCGGCGAGCGACTGATAGCGCGAGCGGCCGACGTTGCCGAAGCGCGGGTTGCGGCGGTGGAAGAGGCGAACGATCGGCGGTCGGCCATAGGGGTGGGGGATCGGCTCGCCGAGGGGCTTGCCGTGCTGGTCGTAAAGCCGCGACTCGGCCTCCGTCCAGTGCCGATAGGTCGGCTCGCCGTTCTCGTCGTATTCCGCGACGACGCACTCCAGGTAATTCCCCCGCCGATCGAGCCGCCACCAGCGCATGTTCTGCGGGAGGATGTAGGAGGCGATCACCGCGTCGAGCCCGTGCCGCTTCTGATCGGCCCGCGTGCGGATCTCCACCCCCTCGGGCGCGGGCGGTCGATCAAAGAGCACGTCCAGTTGCCCCAGGACGAGCATCAGGGGGGCGATCACGTCCTCCATCCAGTCGTCGATCGAGGAGCCGCGCCCGTCCACGTCGGCCCACCAGGCGGTCAGATCGGGCGGCCCCTGGCGGGTGATCTCGCGGGCGTAAATCTTCGACAGATGGGCCTCGACGGCGTGCTCGACGATCGAGGGCGCGGG